CACAACCACTTATTAAAGTTTTTTCCAGAATCTAAAATTGATGAGCAAATAATTTTTCAAGATGATAAAAAAGTTATTGCTAAGACTACCTTATATATTGGAGATACTCCTTATAGTGTAGGTCATGCAGAAGAAATAAGGGATGCAAACTTTATTAATAAAACAAGTGCCTTAGAGAATGCAGCGACATCAGCTTTAGGAAGATGTTTAGCAACATTTGGATTACATGGTACAGAATTTGCTAGTGCAGATGAGCTAGTTAATGCTGTAATTAATCAAGGTGCAAGTACAAAAAATTCAATTAAGGATTCAATTAAAAAGCAAACAACCGAAACTAAGTTGACTGCTTTATATTCTGATTGGAAAAAAGAAAATGATTTAATAGAAAAATCTTTTGAATCTCAACAACAAACAATAAAAACTAATGGAGGACAAAACAATGTCAATAAACAACAGCAACAATGGTAGTGGTAAACAAAAGGATTGGGTATTATTTCCATTTGACGCAACCAATGAAAGAGCAATTAAACTAGATTTTTCAGGAAATGTTAATTTAGATAATGGCAACAAAGGTACAATCTTAGGAGTAAAGGGTACTAGCAGAGATGGCAACACAAAGTTTGTTAAAATATTTGCACAAGTAGGAGTTCTATTTAAAGGTGATGATAAATTTACTGGAGATATGAATTATCCTGAAGCTGGTGGAGCAAAAGGTTTAATTGGTTGGACTAATGATGAAGGTAATATCTTGTCTGGTTATAAGAATGAGCCTAGACCAAAACAAGATGCACCAACAACAACTCCAAGTCAACCTAAGGCAGCAAGTAAGGAAATTCCATTTTAATTAGTGAAATTTATCTTTCTGTTTATGTTTTTTGTAGATGGAACTATTGAAAAAATTACAGTTCCTTTTGATAGTTCTTCTACAAATTGCCAAGCAAGATTAGAAATGATTACAACAATAGATTACTTACCAATAGGTGTTAGATACAAAGGCAAACAAGTAGCAGCTCATTGGTGTACAGATACAGAAGGAAATTATGTCAGATAATGTAAAGTTTATTAATAGTATAGAAAAATTATTACATGAAAAAGAAGGGGATTATGGACATTTTGACCATACATCTTATGCAATGGTTGGTATGATGGAGAAATATTTATCAATCCACAATAACAAAACAATTAAAGTTCCATTAAAATTCTTTGGTTTATTTATGGTTTTTCTTAAATGTTGGAGAGTGATGCAATCAAAAGAATACAAAAAAGATAGCTTTGATGACATCAATGGTTATACAGAACTTTTAAGGAGGTTAGTAATAAATGAAAACAAAACAAAGAGGACTTAGACCAATGACTCCAAAAATGTTGAAGCTATTGCAATTCATTAAGAATTATAGTACAAAATATGGATATATGCCTACCTTTTTAGAAATGGCTAGTGAGATGGAATATAAAAGTAAAAATTCAGTTAGTGTTTTAATTGATAAACTAGAAGAACGACAAGAGTTAAAAAGAGATTACGCTGGTTACAGCAGAAATGTTATTTTAAATGGTTAAAGTTTTAAAGAAATCTAGTTTAGAAATATCAGCTGATGTTGAAGAATTTTTTGATGGTGAAACAATTGAAGAAGCAACTAAGAAAGCACACTATCAAATAATGCCTGGTGAACTTGCAAAAATAAATATCACCGACAACAAGTTCGTAAAGGCAACCATAAAAGTAGTTGGTGAGGAGCATGACTATGAGTCTAAACAGTACAATAAGATTGTACCAGAAGCTTAATACCATTCATAAAAAGATTATGAAATCGGTTGATAGTAATATGTGTGTACATACTTATAATAACTATTTGGAGTATAAACAATTGGTAAGAAGAATTGTTGCCAATCAAAACTCCGATGCTATTGTTAAATATAAAGAATTAGAAATCTAGTTCTTAATATACTAAAAGTTGTAAAAAACTTAAGGGTACTTGTCGCTAAAATAAAAGGAAAGGAAGAAAATGTTAAAAGAAAAATCAGATGCGTTTAAGAGAGATATAGAGTTCTACAAGGTTGTAGGAAGAAAAATTAAAGAAGCTAGGCAAACAAATATTAATCAATTTACTGGAAAGTGTTTCTTAATTACACAAACAAAAGTTGCCAAAGCAATAGGCACTACATTCCAAACAATCCAAAAATATGAAAAAGGACACAATCGTATTCCTTTAAGTCAGTTACTTAGAATAAGCAGCTATCTTAAAAAACCTTTAAGCTATTTTGGATTAGAGTCTTTTAGAGAGGAGCAAGAATAATGTTTGTTCCTGTAAACGATAAGCTAGATAAGCTAGTTGCATTAACACCTGATGACCAAGAAAAATTAAGCTACTATAAAAGTATTGTACCTTTAATGATTTCTAATTGTCATAAGGCTCACCAAACTATTCCTGGTTATGATAAGTGTAAGCCAGAGGTAGAAGCTTTTAAATGGTTTGATGGTATTAATATTCCTGTTCATGGTTACATAGATTTAAAAGGGGATAAAGTTATCATTGAAGATAAATGTAAGATGCCTAGAAGGGGGATCGTCAAGAAAGATGGTACTAGATCATGGTTTCCAGGTAAGCTACCTGATAGACCTTCACCCTATAATTTATTACAAGTTGATTTCTATTGGTCAGTATTTGAAGTGCCAGTTTATCTTTGTTATGTAAATGAGAAAGAATTTAGAGTCTATCATGCAGATAATTGTGATGAGCTAAAGCCTGAGAATATTAAGAAAAGAATACCTAGAATAATTCAAAGAGCTAAGGTTAGACAAAACTTAATGAAATTAAGTAATGATCCTAATGTTCTTAAAGATTATATTCAACCAGACTTTACACATATGTTTTGGAACAATGATGCTAATGAAGATTATTTAAATAATGCTAAGAAGTTTTGGGGATATTAATTACCAATCAAACTTTGTTTTAGGTTTAAGATCATCTTCTTTATAACATTTGTAATGAGCTTTAGTGTGATTAGCAAAAGCTACAAAAGAATCTGTACTAATCATATCTTTATGACAGTATCTACACTTTCCAACGTCAGCTATTTTTTCTTTCCTTACCCAAGTTTTAGACATACGAATTTTATTACCCCACCGTCATACCCAGTTGACTAGCAACTACACCTAATAACAATTTTTTAACTGGTCTTATATGCTTTAGAGCTAATAGTAGATTTAGCTTTAGACCTACTTATTTTTTTCTTTTTCCTTTTGTTAACATTGTACCACAAACCCTTTTTAACAATCTTACCATCTTTTCTTTTATGATAACCTTCTTTCATTAATACCTTTTCATTTTCTTTTTTTTCATAGCACTATTTTTCATTAGCTTTCCATTAGGCATATAGTGATAACCCTTAGGTGCTTTTTTCTTTTTTTTCATTTTATTTCCTATTGTTACCATTTTTTGCAAGACCAATATCTTGCTGTTAACTTACTTGTAGCAGTAGCACATTTGTGTCTAGCTCTAAAGGATTTTCTCCTCTTAGGATCAGATTTTCCAATAGTCATATTAGCATCACCAAATCTAATAAGTTTTACCTTATCTCCAGACTTAGCTAATACTGCAAATTTTTTAGTTTTAGTTCTAGCATTCTTAGGTTTATTATATCCAGAAAACTTCTCACCTCTATAATCTATTGCCATGTTTTATAACCTTCTTTATCTTTAGTTAATGCTTGTCCTCTACCACTTATAACATAAGAAACATGAATCCATCCACTATTATCTTCATTATAATATTCTAAGATTGCTTGGTCAAAGGGTAGGTTTTCTATAATATGTTTGAATACTTTTTTATTGTCAACTCCTGGAATAGTAAAATCGGCAGCAGAACCCTGACAATGTTGTGAGGTAGGTTTAGATCCAACTAAAGATGATAGTTCTTTAGACCTAAATCCTGAGCTTATTACTAAAGGCAATTGATAGTCATCTCTTAAAGGTTGAAGTATATTAATACATAACTGTTTAAGGTTTTCTGTTTCTTCTTCATTAGGGATATTATCTATATCATTTCTTAAAGCTGTTTGTGATATAGTTAGTTCTTCTAATGTAAAGTTACTACTTAATTTCATTTTCTGTTACTCCTCCAAAATATTTATAATCATATTTGACTACTCTACAATCATCTTTTTTTTTAAATTTACTTTTCTTAGCAAAGAATAAGGCATTATCTTCTGTATCAAATATAACATTAGTATATGCTCTATAAAAATCATCTGAAACTTTATGAAGAACACACCACATTATATATTATTCACAACCCTACATTGAAAATTAATAATAGTTTTTTGTTTATTAACCACATCATTTCCTATTATTTTATTAAGTTTATAAGCTTCCATATATCCATTTGAAGCACATTCAAACCAAGTAGGATAAACATTGGTTTCTTTAGGTGGAGTACATACTTGAGCGGTAGAAGAACATATCATTATTACTAATAAAAATTTCATTAAGGATGAGATAGCATTT